CATAAATAAATTGTAGTAGGGCAAATTTGAAGACGTAAAGAAATCATTTGAAAAAACTAAAGATGGATAACTTGCTGTAATAGCTTGTACTATTTTGTCTACTCTTAAGGCAAATTTTAAATCGCTCCATAAAACTCCGTTCGCATTAGAACCACCACCAGTATGATAGTATAAATTACCGTTTGCTGTTCCGTGGTTACCTGAGTCATAATATAAACGAGATTGAGTAACCCCACTCGCTCCTGAAGTAATTAAAGGAGTTATTAAATCGTTAGTTGCTGGGTCCGCTTGTAAACCTGTTTTTATTGTGGATGAATTGTAAAAAGGGCTTAAAGTGTTTAGAGAAAAAAGCTCGTTTAGTTTTGCCTCTCCTAGCAAATCTTTTAAGTTTACTGTATTACCAAAGAATGTTATTTTATATGTATATGGTTTGTTGTCTTTTAAGCTGACACCCTCTAGTTTTATTTTACCGTCTTTAAATGGGTAGCTGTTTAATTCTATTGTCGCTGCCTTTTTAATCCTAGCGTCAAATCCACCGTCTATGTCAAAGTTATAGTAGTGCTTAAATATTTTATTATTAGACTTACTAGCTGGTACTGTAAACGTCTTAGTAAATTCCGTAAAAATCTTATCTACCTCTCTAGCGTTCTTTAGGGTTTGAGTCAGAGATACTGTCTCGTCCTTAAATAATTCTACCCTTTGACCTTCTATGTAAAGCTCTATGTTTTGCATTACCTTATATTATTTATTTTGTCGTTAGCTATGTCGAAGTCTATAGCGTAGTCTACTAGGTTGTCGTTTAGTGTAGTCTTAAATGTAAGCGATTTTGTTTTTGGCACTAGAGGTCTTACTAGCTCCTGCGTGTCAGTTATAAAGGTTGCCCACACTTGCTCGCTTAGCATTAGCTCTTCTATGACTTGGTTGTAGTCTTCGTTTATAAAGCCTGTATTCATAGATATACTATCGTTTCCTTGAACCATAAACTGTGTGCGCTGGTGCTGGTAGGTTTTGTATGTTAGTGTAGACTGGTCGAAAACTGCTGATTTAAACTCTTCGCCTTTTACCACAGTGCTGTCTGTAGACTTTTTAAAGAAAATCAAATCCTGTATAGCGCCAAACTTATTTACAAACGTAACTTTGATAGGGGTGTATTTACACTCTTCTAGGGTTATTATTTTTATTACTTCTGTACCACTGTCTGAACTTACGTAAACCTCGTCTATTAAGTCTACTGAAAAATCTCCTAAAAAATCATCTAAGCAAGTGCTGCCCTCAAACGTACCGCCGTCATTTAACACGCGTTCTACAAAGCTGTCGTAGTCTACGTCTCCTGAGTTAGTAGAGTTAGCTGATATGTATCTAATTTGCTCTGAGGTTTCGTCTACACTAGCTGAGGTTAAGTCTATGTCGGTTTTAACTTCGCCTTTATAAAGCAGCGAGACAGAGTTCGTGCCTTGCACAAATACTGGCACTCTAAATAAATTGTCGTCTAAAGCAAATATAGTTCTATTGGACTGTAGTAGGTTAGTGCTTAGCGTTGGGTTAGCGCCTTGCTCAAAATAGCCGTAGCCGTCTAGACCCACAAAACCGTTAGTATTGTCTGGCGTTACATTTATGCTGCCAGTACCGTTAGAGGTTGGTATTGCATTTATCCAAACCACGTCGCTGTCATAACTACCATTAAACTCTATTTCTAAGTAGTCTCTAATTAACTCGCTAACTTCGTAGACCACAAAAGTGTTTGTACCTAAAGGTTTTTTAGTAATTGAATATCTTAAAGTCCCAGCTGCTACACTTCCGTTAGCTGTAAAAGTACCTGTGTATATGTATAGGCTTAAAGTTGCCGAGGTTAATCCTGTCTGAGATACCTTTATGTAGTAAGGGCTTCTTAAGTTTATTTGTGTCTGCATTATTTAGTTTTTAGTCTGCTATTTCTTAGCTCCGTTTCTAGTTGTATCTTTAAGTCTTTTGTATATGCGCTAGCAAGTTTTCTATTTACGCCTCGAATCTCTGAGTTTTGAGCGTTAGTAAAAAAGTATGTCGGTTTAATTCCTGTGTTCCATATGCTTCGAGATATTAAATAAACCATAGACTTACGCTTTATAAATCTACCTTTAGCGTCTCTTACGTTTGGTATACCTTTTTGAACTACCCACTTGTCTATAGCGCTTCTTAAACTGCCGCCGCCCTTATAATTACCAGAGCCAAACTGATACGGACTACTAGGCGCTTTATTATATCTAGCTAAAGACCCTTCAGGCATAGCTTCTGGATTATTACCCTGCACCCCTTTGTCTATAAACTTACCGTAAGGTTCTGAGTAAAACACTAACTTAGGGTTGTCTGTATTTTCGCCCTCTATGTCAGACTCTAAGCTATCTGCTAATTTACCACTACTTTTACTTTTGCTTAAGTTGCTTTTTGCTGTGCTTATAATATTCATAGACGCAGCTTCCATTTCCTTTACGACATTCTTTAACATATGTATAAGTCGTTTTTAACCATTATCTCAAATGTAATAGCCCAACCTACCAGCTGGTTAGAGAATCGGTCTACAAACGGCTCGCACTGTGCTACGTCGTCAACTTGGTAACCGTCTAGTCTTAGCTGTCCGTTATGTAATAGTTGGTATAGTCTATTGGTAACTGCTAGCTGTGTGTTAAGTATGTTTTGCTCGCTTTCGTTTCTTTCAAATATATTGGTAGGTTCTGACTTACTTATGTCTGCTACGTCCATAGCTAGGACTGTTACATTAAAGCTCATTACCTGACCGTCATTACTAGCGTTATTTACTATTATATGTGAAAGTGGAAATAGCGTCTGTTTAGACAAATCAATTTCTGACAGGTCGCCAGTCGTCACTGTTGTAACATTTTTATCTGCTAGCAGTGTGTTTTTAATTGTCTCTAGCATTAAGTAGTATGCCCTTGCGCCTGTGTTTGCCATTATTTTTTAAATTTACTTTTTATGTAATTGTCTTGTACTTCGTTTTTTTGTTTTTGATATGTTAGATATGTCAGGCAGTTGTGCATATTCTTTTTAGCTACCACCTCTAGGTCTAGAAATTTATCATTTGCTAGTCTCATAAAGCTGTGATACCACCCCCACTGCTGGGTAAAGTTTGCATCTCGTCCTGTAGAGCTTCCTCCTGTGTTTTCGAATAAGGCAGCGTAGCTTTCAGTAAGTCGCTCTCTAAATGAAAAAAAAAACTTATAGCGCTAATAGCTACACTAGCAGGCATATTGAGCATAGCCTCGTGCCAGCTGTCGCCTCTATAGTCTTCTATCTCATACTGTCCTTTTATTCTTTGCGTCACTGGTCTATACAATACAGCCATAGCTTTGTGCATAGAGTCCCAGTCTGAAATACTATTTTCTAAGTCTACAAACATACCGAACGTCATATCGTCCAGCTGAGGTATAAACCCAAACTCAGTATTGCCTAGCTTAAACCTAGTTATTAACTCTGGCTTTTCAGACAAACACTCGTTTAGCTTGCTTACGATTATATTCATATCGGACATTTTAACCTTTAGGGCGTCGTCTATTTTTAAACCACAAAACAACTCTAACATTTTTAATCCAGCGTATTCGTCTGTTACGTTTTCCTCGCCTTCAAAAGTCTTAATAAATTTCTGGTATTGGTGCAGGGGTATGTCACTTAGTGACGTGGGTACTGTTAGTTCTACTTTCATTTTATATGCTTTTATATATAACGTAATTATTTAAGATTTGTGTATACAAAAAAACCCCTACATTTCTGTAAGGGCTATTCATATGTTTTCCACTTTGATTTTAAGACAGCTTAGCTATTATGTCGTCGTATGTTTCTTTAGCGTCTTCGTAGCTTTCGCTGTTTAGCATTGAGGCTACTAGTACAGATATAATCTGTTTGCGCTCAAACTCTGGTAAGTCTATAATCTTCTGTAGTAATATTTTAGTTTTAGTTTTCATATCGTATATATTTAATTAGTATTTTCTGTATGTCTCTATAAATTCCTGAGTTGTTTTAGCTTGGTTATTCATACCTAGCAAATACTCTTTATGTGCGTATTCTATAGCTAGTATTTTAATGTCTATCTTTTGTAGCTCGGTAAGGTCTAAAGTGTCTAGGTCTTTGTAAAAAATATCTCTGTTTGTCATATCGTAAAATTTAAAGGTTAATACTAGTGTCGAGAATAGGGTTCGAACCTATGCTTTTTTACGTTTGCAGCTGTGTGTAAATAAAAATTCAATCGTTAATGATTTGTTTTTGCCGTCTGTAAACTGTGCTACCACTACACTATCTCGCTTTTAATGTTTCTTTTTAGAGGGTCTTTCTTTCATACCTTACTTTATGTTTCATTAACTATACTGCAATATAACTATAAACATAGATGTTCACAACTAATTAACATTTCTTTAACGTATGGCGTACCTAGCTACGTTTGGTCTAGACAGTTTAGTAAAGATACTATAACGAATTGAGTCGATGCTGTGGTTGTGGGCGTCAACTGGCTTGTTTAGTAGGTTTCCGTTTCTGTCTTCTATCCACTTGTAGTTGCGAAACTCCTGTATAGTGTTTGTGCTGCGGCTTGTTACATATATATTATATCGCTTCATTAAGTCGATACCCATTAGTACACTGTCCTTACCTTTTGTCGCAGGCTTACAGTTCCACCCAAACCTATGTAGCTCGTCTATACTCTTAGGCTCGCTGCTGTCTGCGAATATCTCGTCTTGTCTTGTTAGTCCTAGCTCTAGTAGTTTATTATGTATGTCTCGGTTAGTCATTGCATAATCATAAAACAGCTCGTCTATATACAAATTGTTGTCTAGCACATAAGTGTCTACTAAAACCGAGGGGTCGTTTACAAAACCCCAGTCAAGCCCTTTAGCTACTAGCTTAGCGTCTGGTGGTATCTCTTCACACTCAGAAACTTTAAACACTGTGGCTCTATTACGTCCGACTTGTCCTAAACCATAAACCCTCCAGTAGTCAGGGTCAGTATCTCTAAGGCGTTCTATCTCTTCTACTAGGCTTTGCTCTAAAAACTTATTGTCTTTGTAGGTAGTTATAGTAAACTGTGCGTCGTCTCTAGGTTTTACCTTAGTGTATATCCAGCTGTACTCGTCGCTAGGGTTATAGTCCATTATAATACTAGGGTCTCCTTCTACGCCTACGGTTCTAAATATTATCTGCGTGAATGAGTCAAAGGTTATTTCGTTACACTCATTTAAAAAGGCTAGGTTTCTTTTACGTCCCTTTAGTCTGCTAGACTGGTCTACACTTACAAACTCAAATAGGTTGCCGTTAAGTCTGTACTCGCTATTACTTTTGTTGTGGTTAGCTTCGTTGTATAAGTCGTGCTGTTTAAGTATGTCGAAAAAATCTCTCATTACTGTAGCACGTAAGGCTGGGTAGGTAGCTCTAAAGATAGTTATAGTTTTTCCTGTATGTCGCTGGGCGTATGAGAATATTAACCACAGCATAGAGTTGTAAGTCTTACCGCTACGAGTACCCCCTTGCAATATGACTATTTTTTTGTTAGTCTCTTCTAAGTGTTCCCAGACTACGTTAGTCTCTATTTGTGTACTCAAACTATTTAATTACTTTTACTGTAAACTCTTTAGTATCTGCAACCTCAATTTGCTGGCGCTCTATATAACCCCTGTGCTTTGCTTTAGTCTTTAGATAGAATATAATACAGGCGGTGTCATTCTCTTTAATTTTTTCGTATAGCTTACTCTCTACAAAATCTATAGCAATTTCCTGTATGTCTTTTACGTATGCTTTATACTCTGGGTCTTCCTGTAGCCAGCGGTAATGTGTAGCTCTACTTACGTCTGCGTTTAAACAACTAGTAGACACTATGCCTAGATTGTATTCTAGTTCCTCTAGCATCTTTTTTTTACCGTCTTGTGTGTCTCGTACCATATACTAATATAACGTAACTTTTTGAAACTTTGCTAGGTAAGCTCTTCTATTTGTTTTACTAAGTCCACTTGGTCTACGTTGTCTGTCTCGGTGTCCTTATACTCTAGCTCTTTGTCTAGTGTTTTATTTACAAAAGCCTTTACACTGTTTAGTCCTTTAACTGTGCTTATTTTATTTACGTCTTCTATAACGTTTCTATACTTAGTGTGTGTTACCTCTGTGGTTAGTATTCTATAGAAAATGTTTTTAAAGTCTTCACGTCTCGGCTCTATTTCGTCTTTATACTTCCTGACGCTGTATAGTATTACTGAATGGTTTCTTATTTTACCGTTAGCGTAATAGAAATCCGATATACTTTGGTAGGTACAGCCAAACTCTATATACATTATGTGTTCAAATAAACTTCTAGCATCTACTATGTCTTGAGTTTTTCTAGGGCTAAATATATCTATACCTGTGTAATTATTTACTAGGCTCGCTACTCTCTTGTATCTCTTCATTATGTGTTAGTTTGTCTATTATGTTACTATTAGTTTGTACTCTTACGTAAAGCTGTGTTAAAGCTCTCTCTAGCGTGCTTATGCGCTCTTGCTGTGTTTGTTTCTTTTTTCTCAAAATAATTCTGTTGGTTTTAGTTCTATATTTATATACATAAGTTAGCATTAATTAAGGGAAACAGAGTCTTAATCAATTCCATTTAATGAAAGTTTATCCCAATTCCTTTTATGTATAGATAGTAATTGTCCTTTTATAGTTACTTCTATATTTCCATTATAAAACCACATAAACTTACACTCATTCCATTGTTTGTTATGGTGTAAAAATATTATTTGATTAGTTTCTTCTTTTAATAATTCTGTATTTATCATTTTGTTTGTTTCTTTTTTCTCATTGATTTTCATTTATTTCCGTCCATTGCTTTTGCTGCTCTCTTAAGTATTCTATCTCTCGTCTTAAATAGTCTGCTGCTTTCTCTAAGTCTTTAAGCTCGTCGTCTTTCTTACCACTTCTACAAATATACTTAATAATATTACCTCTGTTGAAGTTAAGCTCATAATCTTTTATAAAGTCTATAACGTCATAGTCTTTGCCGTTCTCGTAATGTAAATAGGTTGCTCTCATTTTATTTATTTCTCTCGAATATCATTTATTACATAAAGCCACAGGACTAAGCAAAACATAAAAAACATTGTTTTAATTGCTATCATAACGTCCCCTGTATTGTATAATCGTTTATGTCAAAGTCTGGACGTATATAAACGTTATATCTATCTATACCTCTTTTTAATTCTAGCTTGCCATACTCTAAAAATTCCTCGCTACACTTCCAAATGCCTATATCTAAGTTAGCTTTGTCAATACATAAGAATGTAAAGTCTTCGTGTGTTAGTTGTTTCTCTGGCGTAGAGAATAGCTCACAGTATATAGCTGCCTGTAGTGTGTACTTATATCTAAATGCGCTTTTACTAAAGTTTTCTACGTCTACTGTAGTTTTTAAATCTACTATGCCACCTTTGTTTTTAAGTATGTCTGCTTTGCCTCTAAAGGGTTTGCCGTGTATAGTTCCTATTGCTGGTACTTCCGTTTTACTATCGCTTAGTAATTCAATAGCCTGTGGGTTTTTTAGCATTGCGTCAACAAGTCTTTCGTTTTCGCTTTGCTCTTTAGCTGTAAATACCTCGCCGTATTCTAAAGTAGCCTCTTTAAACTTTTTAGTGTTACGACTCTGCACGTCTATAAACTTAATCTTATCGTATTTTTCTGGCTCTAGTATAGCTGTGTGAAACAAATGACCAGCACGTAGCGCAGGCGAGGTTTGATTTTTAGCGTACTTAGTTACATAGTAATATGTCTTAGGGCTGTCTAGCATTAATTTAAGGCTAGAGCTGCTTAGAGCTAGCTTATTTAGTTCGCCATAGTAAAACTCGTCGTCTATCATTTTGTCTAGCAAAGTTGCTTTGTCGTATTCTTTTCCGTCTAGTAGTTGTATTTTACTCATAGTGTGCGTATCTAAATTGTTTAATAATTATGTCTTCTATCTCTGTAATTTGGCTACCACTAAATAAGTCGTAAACGTCTACCTCTTTTATTTTTATTTCGTTTATTTCTACACTATCTGCAGAACCTACATAGTTTTGCGTTTGTGACTCTTGCCTGTCAAAAGAAAAAACAACGTCCATTTTAATACCTAAATATTCTATTTCCATATCGTTTATATTTCTAGTTTTAAATCTTTAAGCTGCTCTCTAACTTTATTAACCTTTTCGTCTGACTCTAGCTTCGCTGTACGAAACCTAGACAGCTGCACGTTAAATGAGCGCTGGCGTTCCTGCATAGTACCTACGTATAAACCTATACGTGCTAAGGCGTTTGCAAATTCCTTTAATTGTTTTAGTGTGCCTTGGCTGTTTGCAGCCTCTGCTTTGTCTTGCCAACTAATAAGTAACTTAGTGGCTAGCTCGAAATGTCCTAGGTAGCTAAACTCTTCTACGTCTAGTACATTACTTTTGAGTTCGTTTGTTATATCGTTTTCCATAACTGCAAGCTACAAAAAAATGTTTATAAAAACCCATAAATGTTTAAATTATTTTGAGTTTCTTTTTAAATACTCGTCCCAAATACCCTTACCTGCACGTTCTGGCGTGTTCTTAGTCACTATAGACGCTTTGCTTTCAGGCAGCATATAAAGCTGTTTAGGCGTTTTGTCGTTAGCCCATAGGGTTGTTTTTCTTACGTCTTTGGTTTCAAGCTCTGGCATATTCAAGTCGTTTAGCCAGTATAGGTAATTGCCTTGAGGGTCTGCTACGTAGTATAGTTTTACTATCTCTTCGTCTAGAGCCATTAGCTTGTCGTACTTTAATTTTTCTAGTAGTTTTGTAGGGTAGTATTTATTTCTGACCTTTATTTCTAGTACACACTTTTTTTTCTTTGGAGTGTAGCCTACTGCGTCCCAGCTTTCGCTACCCTCGCCAGTCCATTTTAAGTCCCAGCCGTCAAAGTTTAATATATTTATTATAGCCTTTTCATATTCGTGGGCTTTATCTATTGTCATAAATATTATTTAAGTCGTTTATAAACTGCTGGACTCCCTTAGGGTTACAAGTGCAGGGTTCGTAATAAGAATGGTTTTTAAGTCTAGAGTGCATTTCGCATATTTTTTGATATTCTTTTTTAGATATCCTGTCAGACTTGTTAGCTCTAAATGTTTCCCAGTATTTTATGTCTTCTTTAGTCATAGCGTTTAAATCTAATTTCGTCTAGCTTCTTTTTTCTACCCTCGCAGCCGCAGCTTTCGTAGCCTAGTAAATCAATTACTATTTTTTTAACCAACCACTTTATGCCTGTGTACTTAAATATAGTCTCTAGTAATGTCCCTATTCTCATAGTTTTCTCTAATTTGTTTCTTAATAATTTTTAGTGTATTTCTTAAGCTCCAGTAAGTAATCTTAGACTCCCTGCTAAACTTAGCTAACTTTTTGCCGTCTAGGTACACCTCTTTAAATATACGTCGTAAATAGTATAAGTGCATTTTGTCGCTACTGAAATTACCTAGCATAGTTTCGTTTTCTAGCATTTCTAGATACTCTGCGTTTTCGTACCAGTCGTGGATAGCTTTTACCTTATTGTATAAGTCAGGCGTTTCTATATAGTCCGACGCTTCGTTTTCACTTAAACCCTCTAGACCAACAAACGATACTTTTTTTTCTTTACGCTTTAAGTCATATACTAGGTTGCGTAAAACTATAAATACAAAGTAGTAATTAATTTCGTCGTTTTCGTATAGTATACTGGAAGTGTTTTTTTCTAAATGGCTTTGAACATTAATATACATTTCGCTAACTATGTCAGCTGCGGTGTCTTTATTAACGCTAAAACTTTGGACTATGTCTAGCCACGTCTTATGCTTTTTGTAAACCTCACTTAGTACGCATTCCATAATTGGAAGCTACAAAAATTATGTTAAATTAAAAAGGAGCGTTTAACAGCTTAACTCTTTTAACCAAACTTTCATTGTTTATAGAATAACCTACATTGTTTATAATTCCTTTTAACATCATAGGGTCGTCTAGTGGCGTACACCTACCGCCTGAGCTTATGCTCTTTACTTTTTTAATATGTAGCTGTGAAAACATAAATTCAGTAGGGTGCTGTATAAACCTGTGCATTACTAAGAAATGGTCGCACCTATTTACAAACTTACCCCCACCCTCTATGCTGCTAGACTCTGGTACTTTTGGGTAGCCTTGGTATATACCATCTCTATAAACCTCTCTAATAGCTGCTGTGTTTGCGTGAGTACATAGCCAGACTGCTACGTCGTTCTTTTTACAAAACAGTCTTATGTCTGTTGTAGCTTCGTAGTCATACTCGTGAACCCCTAAGCCCTTAAGCATTTCTTTGTCTTTAGCTAGTGAGTTATAAGGGTCTATTAAAAAGCCGTCATACTTAAAAGTTATACGTATTCTCTGAGCCTCTTCTAAAAGCTCTTTGTAGTTGTATAGTTTGCTGTTGTCTATAAATTGAAAATGTTTTTTAAGGAAGTCTAAGCCATTATTAAAGTCGCTAGGTATAATTTTATTTATAGGCTCTTCTATTAAAAACTCGAGTAGCTTTTGTATAAGCTCGTAGGGTTCATTTTCACTACTAAATATTAGCCACTTTTGGTTATGTCTTATGCTATATAAAAGCATTATATAAAGTGTTAAAGACGTTTTACCTGTGTTAGCGTGTCCCAGTATTATGTTAAAGCTGGTTTTCTTATGTCTGAAATATGTATCTATTTCTGGTATATCTAGCTTAAGTCCTTCCTTAAACTCGCCCTTGCGAATACTAGATAATGTTTTTATTTGTTTATTGTAGTCTATTAGCATATCGTATATTTTGCATTAAAGATAAAAAAAAAGGGCAGTGCTTTACTACCCCCTTTCAAAAAAAAACTAAACTAAATTAAAATGGTAAGTCGTCCTGCACTTTAGCTGGCTCTCTGTCTGGCATAAAGTCTGCGGTTTCTACTTTGGTTTGCGGCGCATTCATAGCCTGTTTGTTAATCTTAGTAAACTTAGCGTACATTTTACTAGGGTCTTTTTGCGCTCTTAAAATATCCACACTTAAGAATCCGTTATTTTCTGCTATGTGTTCTTTGTGCTTATTCATAAAGTCAGAAAACTCTGAGGCTTTAATGTGTAGCTTTGCAGCTATCCAGTCATACTTAGGCTCGTCCTTTACGACGAAGCTGTTTACAAATTCACTTTCGTATTTACTTTGCATATTATTGAGTTATAAAGTTAAAAAATAGTTGTGCGTCTGCTATTACTGTGTTAGCGTCTACGTTGCTTCTAGATGCGTTAAACTCTGCGGCTGCTTTAATGCAGGTCTGCTTAACGATTAAGTGGTCTTTTGATATATAGCTATTTGTTGCTGGCTCGCTATTTACAAAAGTCTTAGGCGCTACAGTATTAGCTTCCTTTTTGTATTGGTCTTGTGGTATCTTTGCGTTCTTATACTCTTCGTTAGTTACCTCATAAGTAATTAAATCGCCTACTGAAAACTTAAAATTTCCTTTAGCAAAAAACGTATACTGGTTGCCGTCTGCAAACGACACCTTATACTTTGTTAATCCGTTCCATAGTCCGTTAGGCTCTACGTCTTTAATTGTTCCTGTCTTTGTCATATTATATATATTAATTATTAGTATTTACTTCTATCTTAGCTTCTAGAAATTCTACTCTAAGTTCTAAGGCTTTTATTCTAGCGTTTAAAAAATCTACAGTGTCAGGGTTTGTAGCCCTTATTACGTCTTCTTTATAAGTCATAGTTCTGTATTTTAGCTATTATTTCTGTATCAGTTTCTAGAGTATAGTAAATACTGCCGTCTATTAAAACCACCTTACAGTCTCTAATTTGCTGGTCTATGGAAATTATGTGAAACTTATTAAGCCACACACCGCCACGCTCGTAATCGTTTAGGTAAATCATTGTTATATCGTTTTAAAGTTATGCTGCAATATACAAAAAAATGTTTATAACTACCAAAATATAATACAAAAAAAAAGGCAGCCTGATTAAAAGCTGCCCTTTACATACGATATAACTAGACAAAGCGGTTACCTTGCCTATAGCAAATATACTACTTTTTAAGTAGCTGGTCTAATTTATCTGTGTATAAATCTATTAATTCTTGCAAGTCGTTTGCATTGTTTTTTTGAGCCTGTTTACTAGTTATTAAAAGCTCCTGAGACGTGCCTTCGCCGTATTCAATATCTAAGTTTAGCCCAAACTGATACTGTTTGCCATAGTAATGACAGTTACAGGTATAACACTGTGGTTTTACATTGCGTTCGTCCCAGCGAGTTATAGTGTGTTTTCTAGACATAAAATGCCCTGCTTGCATTCCGTCCTTTTCCCATAGCTTTGTAACGCCGCACGTATAGCAGTCTACATAGCCAGCTGGGTTAGCGTCCTTTAGCCTTATGTATCTACTAAATACAGTGTCTAGTTTTTTCTTTAAAACTGTAACGGTTGGTTTTTTAGACTTCTTTTTTAGCATTGGGTTCGTAGTAAGTCTTTACCTAGTTTTTCGTCTATGCTTTTTATAGCTCTGTATATAAATCGACTCTCTTTAGCTACGTTAGCCCTCTCTTTTTTAGTGCTATCGCTACCTAAGTTAGTATACATATTTACGTCTAGCTCTAGAAGTGCGTCAATTTTACGCTTGTCAGACCACGTTTTGTAGCCTAGTATCTTTAAAATAGTGTCTTGCTGTTCCATACGATAAATGTACTATAAAATAATTTAAAAAAAAACTATAAAATATTTGGCTGTTAAATTGAAGTTACTTATTTTTTACTAATATATACTAGTATACTAACTATATACTAGACTACTATATACATATACTAGCTATATACATATAATACTATATACTAGACTATATACATATACTAGTATAAGCGTTATAAAGCCCTTTAAGGGGCTGTAACTACTTTTTGGTACTAGCATACTCCTTAATCATTTTCTCGCCTGTACGCCCTATTACATAGCCTCCTATGCCTATTTGTAATAAATTCCAAAACTCGTTTTCTAAAGGCGGTATTGGTAGACTAAATAAAGGAGCTATAAACTTTACATAAATAACTATAAAGCCAAATGCTAGCATAAGTATAGGACGCCAGCTGCGCTGTAGCCAGTTGCCGTTAGCTTCTGCTACTATAACCTCGGTCTGTAAACGCTGTAATTCTAGCTGCTGCTCTTTAAGCACTTTAAGTATTTCGTTTTTAGCGTGCATACGTTCCTCGTCACTAGTAAATAATTCGTCTATTACCTTAGTTACTTCACTTATTACGCCACCACTAAACCAGTCTATTATTTTTTTCATATGTCTGTATTTGCCCAGCGAAATTGTAAGTGTATAAATATTAAATACAAATCAAATTCGTGGTAATTGTACTCGGTACTACGTTCGTAAAACTGCCAGCCTATAACCATACCGCTAGGAAACAAAGACAATATTCTAAACTCGTAAGCCATTAAAACCTGTTACTTATATTTTCGTATTCTTTTTTAGCGTCAAAGCTAGGACAGTCTTTACTACTAAAGTCTCTATGTCCGTATACAACGCCACCGTAGCAGTCTTTTAGTTGGCAAAGTAAATCTATCAAAGAGTCTTTTTGAGCGTCTGTACGCGTGTCTAAGGGCTTCATATCGCTATCTAAGCCACCGACATAAGCTATACCTATGCTATCCCAGTTATTACCTCTAGTATGTGCGCCTGTCTGCTCTATAGGTCTACCCTCTTCTACAGTGCCGTCTAGTGAGATTAAGAAATGGTAGCCTACGTCTCGCCAGCCTCGCTCTTCTACGTGCCAGCGTCTAACGTCGTTTATACTTACCTCTCTACCTTGCGGCGTAGCAGTGCAGTGTACTATTATTTTATTTATTTTTCGCATTTACAGTTTTGACAATATTTTACGTCTAACTTCATTCTGTTTAGTAAAGCGTTCCACTTTTCAGCTATAGCCCTGTTAGTACATTCTAGCCAGTTAGCAAGCCGTCTTAAAGCCTTAACCATTAAAATTTGTGTGTTAAATAGTCAACTCCATAAAAAGAGTGTACTCCGTTACTGTCTAGGTCTACATTAGCCGACTTCCAGCCGTAAGGGTGTTCAGCTTTGATTAGCTCTCCGTCTTCGCTATAAGTGTCCTCTAATTGCCAAGCAACATCTA